GTGAAATTGTTTCACGTGGAACACTGCCGCACCGATGCACGAAATAAAATGTTTCACGTGGAACACAACACCAAGAGTTAAGAAAAGTTAAAACGAAAAATAATTTGTGCGCTTATGCTTATATGTTAGAAAAATGTTGTATCTTTGCAGTGTTCAATTAAACGATTTGAAAATATGAAAGAGTTACTACAACATTTCAGAGAGCAACCGAAAGAAGCGATTAAAGAAGTTGCAATGTGTTTAGCTATTTTTGTCGTATGTGGTGCGATGTTGTTTTTATCTGCAATCTTGCAGGGTTGCGCCCTTTCAAAGGCTACAACGGTACGGGGCAAGGCAACGATAGTGACCACCGATACAACGATAGTCAAACACAACGGCACGTTGAAGTTTAAGAAGTCTATGTTTAACAATTAAAAGTTTACTACAATGGAAGAAAAAAGAAATGCGTTTGATGAGTTTTCGTTTGCCGCTTTGTCGGCTTTGGGTAGCCTTATGGCGTGTAACGAAGTTTGCCGCAACCAACGTGCGGTTATGAAAATAAACCGCTTTCGTGCGTGGCTTATGGACTTGAAACCGCAAGCCAACCCAGAACAAAAATTGCCTTTTGACGGTGATCCGCAAGGACAGGCAGCCGAATAATTAACAAGAAGTTTAACAATTAAAAGATTACTACAATGAAAAGTTTTGCAAGTAAATTTAACAAGACAACTTTCGGTATTGACACAACCGATTTTCAGTACACCAAATTAGCCGATATTTTCAACTCTGAAAATGAGGGCGGCAAAGATGTGGTACACAAAATCAATGGGCTTTACGTACATAAGTCGCAATTAGGCGACAGCCCCGTAATTATTGATGAGGAAAACAAACGGTTGGTGAACCTACCAAGCCACACCGCCGAAACGGTGCGTGAAATACTTGCCGATGATGAGGCAGTACAAATCATCAAAGACGGTAAAGTCGGTTACACGATTTACGAGTACGAGAGCCACGGCAAGAAGTGTTATTCTATTTCGTTTGTGGACTTATAAGAGTTTGAAAAGTTATGTTTAACTTTGTAGGGGTTGCAATGTTTGTAACCCCTATTTAATATAACAGCGTATGGCAAAGTTAGGTTTCAAGATTAAGTTTACAAATTCTGTATTTGGAGCAACGCAACGGGCGAAAATCAAAAAAGAGATATTGCAAGCCGTGGAAAGCAGCCCCGAATATCGAAAAGAAATTGCAAGGGTTTTCCAAATGGCGAACCGCCGTATTCAGAATATAGAGCAAAGCGGGCAACTTTCGCCAGCCGTGCAAGCGTTAAACAAAGGCGATATTAAGGGGTTTACCAAGTTTTCAATGAAAGGCGATTGGAACACCCTAAAAATTGAGTACGGCAAGGCGATTTCGTTTTTACGCCAGCCAACCAGTACGGCGCAAGGTGCAAGGCAGTACGGGCAACACCTGCAACGTACATACGGGCTAACGCCTGACGAATACAGCCTAATGGCAAGGAACTTGCAAGGCAAGTTAAACAGCGTTTCAGATAGTGATTTCGTGGAACGGTATTTGATGCGGTACAAGGATTTCACGGGCGAAATGGAGCAAAGCGCAAGCGATATAAGCACCCAAATTGAGAGTGAAGCGCAAAGCATATCACGGGCGATTGATGCAGAGATAGAGCGGCAAGCAAATGAGGCAGCCGACCAAATGGAGGATATGCAAAACGATATAGAGCGCATTTTGCGCAACTTTGGTAAGTTTGGGTTATGAAAAAAATACCTTTTGAGTTACAAGAAAGAATAAATAGCCCGACCGAAATTGCAAGCGTGTTGCAACGTGCCGTAAACGAAAAGAACATTATCGGAAACAGCAAGGGCGAAAGGTTTTACAACGTGCCGTGCGCCTTTGATATTGAAACAACAAGTTTTTACCGTGATACGGACGGACGGGCGTACACATACGAGCAAATGCAGCGTATGCAGGACGGGAACGGGCGCAAGGCGAAATTAGAGAAAGCCGCAATAATGTACGTTTGGCAGTTTGGCATAAACGGATATACAATAATGGGGCGCACGTGGGGCGAATTTGTTACGATGATGCAGACCGTAAGCGAGGTTTTGCAACTGAATGACAAATTACGCCTTATTGTGTATGTGCATAACCTTTCATACGAATTTCAGTTTTTGCGCAAGTGGTTTGAGTGGCAACGGGTTTTCAGTATTGATTTGCGCAAACCGATATATGCGATAACAACGGGCAACATTGAGTTTAGATGCAGTTATTTGCTTTCGGGTTATTCGCTTGCAAAGTTGGGCGAGCAACTTATGAAATACAAGTGCGCAAAAGCCGTTGGCGATTTGGACTACCAGCAAATAAGACACGCCGAAACGCCGCTAACTGATGCGGAAATACATTATTGCATAAACGATATTAAAGTAGTGATGTGCTACATACAAGAACGTATCGAGGAAAGCAAGGGGATAACGCACATACCGATAACAAAGACGGGGTTTGTGCGCAAGTATTGCCGTGCGCATTGTTTGCGTGAAAAAAGCGATGCAGGCAAGACCGTGCCGAATTGGGATTACGTAAACTTGATGCAGGAACTACAAATTACGGGTATGAATGAATTTAATATGCTGCAACGTGCGTTTGCAGGCGGTTTTACACACGCCAACGCCGAATATACAGACGAAATAATGTATAACGTGGATAGTTACGACTTTACAAGCAGTTACCCGTATGTAATGATAGCGGAAAAATACCCGATGTCGCAAGGCGTTGCAATCACGGTTAAGAGTATGGCGCAATTTGAGTTTTTAATATCAAAGTATTGTTGCGTGTTCGATATTGAGTTTACCAACATATTTGCCAGCGAAACGCAAGACAACCCGATTTCGGCAAGCAAATGTTTCGTTAAAGAAAACCCGTGCGAGAATAACGGGCGGATCGTGGCAGCTTCAAAAATAGCGCTGACAATTACGGACGTGGACTTTCATATAATCAAAAACTTTTATACGTGGGAAAGTATGCGAGTGGGTGAAATGTATTGTTACAAGAAAGAGTATTTGCCGACCCCGTTTGTAAAATCAATCTTGCATTTGTACGAGAGCAAGACGAAATTAAAAGGCGTTGAGGGCAAAGAGGTGGAATATCTAAACAGCAAGGAAATGTTAAACAGTTGTTACGGTATGAGTGTTACCAACCCTTTGCGTGATGAGTTTACCTATAACGGCGAATGGGATATTAACTCAATGACAGCCGAACAAAAACAAGAACTTTTATACAAGTACAACACCAGCAAAAACCGTTTCTTGTTTTACCCGTGGGGCATTTTCGTAACCGCATACGCACGGCGCAACCTTTTCACGGGCATACACGAAGCAAAAGACGATTACATATACAGCGACACGGACAGCATAAAGATAATGAACGGCAAGGCGCACGAAGCATATTTCAAGGCTTATAATATGCAGGTGCAAATGAAATTGCGTGCCGCCTGCAAGTACCACGGTTTGCCGTTTTCGCTTTGCGAGCCGCAAACGATAAAAGGCATAACAAAGACTTTGGGCGTTTGGGATTTCGAGGGTACATATACACGGTTTAAGACTTTGGGCGCAAAACGCTATATGGTGCAAGAACCGAACGCACTAAAAGCAAACGGACGGGCATACGATTTCAGTCTAACCGTTTCGGGCGTAAACAAAAAGGCGGCGATACCCTATCTTATTGAAAAGTACGGAGCAAACGGGATATTTGATGCGTTCACTAATTATCTGGATATACCACCAGCGGCAACGGGCAAAAACATACACACGTATATAGACTACGAGATACAAGGAGAGATCACCGACTACAAAGGCAGCACGGCGCACTACAACGAACGCACGGGCGTACATTTAGAGCCGACGGGGTACAGCCTTTCCCTTTCGGTTATGTATCTGAATTATTTGCGAGGTATCAAATTTAAGGACTAAATAAAAGAGTTATGACAGCAAGAAAGACAAAGACAGACAAGCCGAAATTTTACGACTTGAAAGCGATTTTAAGCAAGAACGCCGATTATAATGTTATATTTGGCGAAAGGTCAAACGGCAAGACTTATGCCGCCTTAAAATATGGTTTGGAAAACTATATCAAGACAGGTAAGCAAATGGCTTATATACGCCGTTGGCGTGAGGATCTACGGGGCAAACGTGCCGAAAGTCTGTTTGCAAATCACGTGGCAAACGGGCTTATTGAGGAACTGACAGAGGGCAAATTTAACGAAGTGTTCTATATGTCGAACAAATGGTTTTTGTCGTACTACGATGCAGAGAAAAACAAGCGTACACCCGACCCGACCCCGTTTTGTTACGGGTTTTGCCTTTCAGAGCAGGAACACGAAAAAAGTAGCAGTTACCCGAATGTTACAACGATTGTGTTTGATGAGTTTTTGACACGGCGGTATTATTTGCCCGATGAGTTTATGTTATTTATGAACCTTTTGAGTACGATCATACGCCAGCGGAACGATGTTAAAGTGTTTATGTTGGGTAACACCGTAAACAAGTTTTGCCCGTACTTTACGGAAATGGGTTTGAAGCAAGTACCGTTTATGGAGCAGGGAACGATAGATATTTATCGCTTTGGCGAACACGGCGCAATCGTGGCGGTTGAGTATTGCAGCACGATCGTACAACACAAAGCCAGCAACAAGTATTTTTGTTTCGACAATCAAAATTTGCAGATGATTACGGGCGGTAAATGGGAGTTGGCAGTATATCCGCATTTGCCGTGTAAGTACAAGCCGCAAGATGTGTTGTTTGTGTACTACATTAAGTTTAACGATGTTGTTTTGCAGGGTAACATTATTCAAGTAGGCAACGAATGTTTCACGTACATACACGCAAAGACAACCCCGATAAAAGATGAGGAAAACAGCCTTATTTATTCGCTGGAAATGAACGGCAAACCGAACTACAAACGCAAGTTGTTAAGCACGGCAAGTTATGTTGAACAACAAGTCGCACGGTTTTTCGCAATAGACAAAGTTTTCTACCAAGATAACGAAATAGGCGAAATTGTGCGCAATTATTTAATTACGAGCGCAAAGACAAACATAGTTTCGCTTAAATGAAATAACGGCGGTTTGGTGCAAATTTCGTGCCGAACCGCACGTTTTACGAAATAAATAACTACCTTTGCAATAGGAACTAAAAATTTATTGATATGGACGCAAATACTATTATTCAAATCGTTTCAAGTTTGGGTTTTCCGATTGTGATGTGTGGAGCCTTGTTTTGGTATATGGTGAAACAAAGGCAGGCGCACCAAGAAGAAACGGAACACCTAAAAGATACGATTGCGGAAAATACGAAAGTATTAGCCGAACTTACAACACTAATTAAAGTTTTGACCGATGAGAAAGAAAGATAACATTTACAAGTTGTACCAGCAACAAATAAGGGACAAAGACACCGCCGTAACCGAATTTATTGCGAACACGTTGGCGAAAACTCAAAGTATGTTTGAGTATGAGGGTTTGCCCGACAGCATACCGCAAAAGGAATTGGAGCGGCTTTTGCAGACCACGGGCAACGCCTTTGTTACCAGCGTGGACGGGGTTTTGTATGCGCTTTCGGGCGGCAAAGGCGGCGAACCAGATGTTTACGGACGGGCAACGCTTTACACCGTGGCGAACCCAGCGTTAAAGTTAAACAAAACCTACGATATACAGAAAGACGGGGTTTTGATTGAGAATGACAGCAACGGCGAAAGCCTTTTGCCGCTGATAGGGCGGTATGCCGTCTTACATACTGACGGGCTTATTTCGTTGAACACGGCAAGCATTTTGACCCGTATCACGATGCTGATAAGTGCCAGCGATGACAAGACGAAACAGAGTGCCGATGAGTTTTTGCGCAAGATCCAAGACGGCGAATTTTCAATTATTGGGGAAAACGCTTTCTTCAAGGGCGTAAATATGCAGACAGCCCCGACCACAAACAGCGTGTATATTACACAACTTATTGAACTGATACAATACTACAAAGCGAGTATGTACAACGAATTGGGACTAAACGCAAATTATAATATGAAGCGTGAACGCCTTAATTTGGGCGAGGTATCTATGAATGTGGACGTACTTTTGCCGTATGTGGATAATATGTTAAAAGAAAGACAAAATGCGGTTGAGAAAATTAACGAAATGTTCGATACCGAAATTTCGGTTAACCTTGCTTCAAGTTGGGGTTTGGAGAGGGATAATTACAACGCTTTGGCGGCTGATTTGGAAACGGCAAAGGAAAACCCTGACCCGACAGAGGAAAGCACCGAAACAGACGGAAACGGAACGGAAACAGACGGGAACGATACCGAAACAGAGGAAACAGAGGAAACGAAAGAAACGGAAACGGAAACAGACGGGAACGATACCGAAACAGAGGAAACAGAAGAAACAGAAGAAACAGAAGAAAACAAAGACGATAAACAATGAAATACAGCGAACTATTTACAAAGGGTAACGGGATATTTGCAACGGTTTTCAAGACCGAATATCCGACAGAGTACGCCGCTATTTTCGGCGATACCGACCCTACCAAGTTAGACGCTTACGCCTTACTGATGTACGGCGGCAAGACCATTGTAAGCAGCATAACCAGCGACAACGCAAGCGATGTTGTTTCGGCGGTGATTGCGGTAAACGTGCAAGGCTGGGAACGTGAAGCGGCGGCGATGTTAGCCGATTACGATGTACTGACACCCGTCACGGGGCAAGTTGAACGGACGGAAACCGTAACTTTGCAGGAAAGCACCGACAACACCGAAACGGGCGCAAACAAGGCGTTTAATGACACCGATTTTTCAGACAGCGACCGAAAGACCGCAAACGATGAGAGAAACCGCACAGAGGAACGCCAAACAACCGAAACCAGCAAAGGAACGGGCGCAAGCAAATCAATTTCAAGTGAAATTGCAAAAGAATTGCAGTTAAGGCGTGATAATTGGAGAAAAAACATTATCTTTGCACTTGTAAGCGAGATAACAACGAGTATTTACGAATAACTAATTTAATTTTTAGCAATATGGAAGTAAAACAAATTTATTCGCTGATTAACAGCGTATCTGGTGAAGTGCTGGGGCGTACTGACATTGTAACCGAGGATTTGACGGGCATTGTGGATTTAGGCACGGAAGTGTTCAATCAAAATGCCGTGGACAACTACGTAAAATCACTTGTAAACCACATTGGCAAGGTGATTTTCGTAAACCGACCTTATGCGGGCAAAGTGCCAAGCGTTTTAATGGATGCGTGGGAGTTTGGCAGCGTGCTGGAGAAAATAAGTGCCGATGTTCCCGAAGCAGAGGAAAACGATACGTGGAACTTGACAGACGGGCAGAGTTACGACCAAGATGTTTTCCACAAACCGACCGTTACCGCAAAGTTCTTCAACTCAAAGGTTACGTTTGAAGTGCCCGTATCAATCACCGAAAGGCAGGTTAAGGAAAGTTTCAGCAACGCCGCACAGCTGAACGGCTTCATTTCGATGATTTACGCAGCCGTTGAAAAGTCAATGACTATCAAGGCAGATGCACTGATAATGCGTACAATTAACAACATGATTGCGGAAACCGTGTTGGCTGATGCGGTTGCGTTTGGCGGTACGGCAGGCAATTTAACCGGTGCCGACCTTTCAACCGCCAGCACGACCCGTTGCGTAAACTTGCTGAAACTGTACAATGACAAGTATTATCCAGCAACGCCGGGCAGCCCCGACCCGACCCCGAACCCTAACGCACTGACAGCGGACAAGGCGATTACAGACCCCGATTTTATCCGCTTTGCGTCTTACGTTATGGGAACATACGCCGACCGCCTGCAAAGCATCTCCACCCTGTTTAATGTGGGCAAAAAGGAACGCTTTACGCCGAAAGATATGTTACACGTTGTACTTTTGTCCGACTTTGCAAAGGCAGCGCAAACCTATCTTTATTCGGACACGTTCAACCGTGGCGATGTGCTTTTGCCGCAAGCCGAAACCGTACCTTTTTGGCAGGGCAGCGGACAGAACTACGAGTTTGCCAGCACGGGAAACATTAATATCAAGGAAAGCGGCGGCAAAGCCGTTGAAATTTCGGGCGTGTTGGGCGTAATGTTCGACCGTGATGCGTTGGGCGTTTGCAATCTTGACAGACGGGTAACAACGAACTACAACGCAAAGGCAGAGTTTTTCAACAATTATTACAAGTTTGATGCAGGGTATTTCAACGATACAAACGAAAACTTTGTAGTATTCTTTATCAAGTAAATTGATAGGTATTAGATTGTTTAACTTTGGGCGGTGGGGGTGCAGATGAAAGCACCGCACCGCCTTTTTTCTTTGCAGATATGACAACGATAAACTTTTATTCATACAACGGACACCCCAACACGGTAAACAAGCAGTTGGGCGACTTTACGGCGATTGAGGGCGATTTGCGGCAAACTTTCGATGTGTTGCGCCCGATCGTCACACTACGAAAGAAACCCCGACCGACTTTCAATTATTGTTATATTCCCGATTTGGGGCGGTATTATTTCGTGGAAAGGGTGAGTTTTGAGGGAAACAACGCCTACGAACTTACGTTGCGTGTTGACGTGCTTAAAACCTACGAAAGCGAAATTTTGGCGGCAACGGGGCGTGTATCTGAAAGCGACAACCCCGATCCGTATATTTCAAACCGTGAAACGGTGTACAAGCGCAACCCGAATTTCGAGAAAGTGCCGTTTTCTGAAACGGGGTTACTCAATGAAACGGGAGGTATTATTATGGTAACATTAAAAGGAACTGAAAATTAAAAGGATATGGCAGTAACAAACAAAGTACCGCATAGCACGGATAACAGCGCGTGGCAGGGTGATGTCGCTTTTGGGGGCGATTATTGGTATTTGAGGCTAAACGCTGAAAAGGGCTACAAGTTTGACGGCGATATTACAGCCGCCTACACGGACACCAGCGGACAACCGCAAACGCTTGTTTTGACACCCCGAAACGCCTATAATTTGGAAGTGTGGGCGTATGTGTATGACACGGACGCAAACACGGCTTTCGAGATTACGGGCAACACCCGTTTGGATAATGAGTTAGATGTGACAAACGAGATACCTAACACAACCGCAACGGGCGAAAAGTTGGGAACGTTTCAAGCGAGGATAACTGTAAACGCAAACGAGGGCTTTATAATAACAGCGGCGCAAGTGGAGTTTACGGGCAGTTACGGCTTCCCCGAAACCGCCGATATGACGATAACAGAGGACGGGAAAACTGCAACGTGGGAAAGCGATGCAATCAATGTCGATGACAGCGTAACGCTTACGGGCGAAACAGCCAGCGAGGGAACACCCGAACTTAATGTTACGAACAACATAACGGGCAACGGCGTAACCGAACAACATACGTTTGACGGGGAAACGGCAACTTTCAACGTTACGGGGCAATACAGCCCGAACAAAGTTCGTTTCTTTGATCTCAAAGCGAGTTACACGAACAAGGCAGGAACAGCGACCGAAACGCCGTTTGTGGTGCAGGATTTGGAATACAGCCAACAAGCAACGCTAACCGTTACCGACATAGACCCGACAAAGCCTGTAACGCTTACGGGCAGTTACGATTATGTGGTAGAAATTTCTACAAACCTATCAAATTGCACCGCTAACGAGGACTTGCCGCAATATGCAAAAGACGGGGAAACGGTAAATGTTACATTAACGGCAAACGATGGTACAGAATTTGACACCGAACAAAGTACACCGCAATTCTACTACAAGAACGCAAGCGGCTTCACTCAAACGCAAGACCTTACGATTTCAAGCGATAAAAAGAAGGCAACGGGAAGCATACAAATAAACACTAATTGGAGCGATTTTGCAGTTATTGGCAGTGCGTACCCCGTTACCGTTGTGGGCGAGCAGTACGGGGCTATAAACGTGTATTTGGTAACGCTTGATGAGTTGGCAGAGTTTAGCGGCAAACGGTTTTTCAAAGAAACGGGAACAGACCCAAGCACGGGCGCACCCATATACGAAAACATAGATTTGGGCGCATACGTGAACAAAATACGCCGTGTTTACACCAACATAGCGGCAAGCAGCACCGATGTAATACGATGCGGCAACTACAACACGGGCGTATCTTGCCACCAGCCAGCGCAAGACAAAATCACGCTTGATTTCGGCACGGCGGTAGTACCAGCGCACAATGAGGACAACACCGACTACGAAAGCGAAATACAAATCTTTTTGCCGTTTGCAGGCTTTGTTACACTCAATACCGATTATGCAGGTAAAACGATAGGTTTGCAGTACGTTATAAACGTGGTAACGGGCAACGGGGTTGCGCTTTTGAGTTGTGACGGCGTTGTGTTTCAAGTTGAGGAAACCGAACCAAGCAGCGAAATAATATACCTTTCACCAAGTACGCAAGTCAAAACCGTTGGCGGCGATGATTGGAACGAAATGTTATATTACGGGTTAGAACCTTACATTTACTGCAAGTGGTACGAGAGCGCAAGCAACGGGCGAAACAATGACAGACAAACGGGCATTTTAGGCGATTTCAGAGGGTTTAACGTGTTCGATGATGTAACACCTATCCACACCGCCGAAATGCTGACAGAGGAACAAGAAATGATATACACGGCTTTATCTGACGGCGTTTATATTGAGTAACTGCAAGGCAGGACAAAAAGAAAGGCGGCAACTGATTGTTACCGCCTTTTCTTTTCGCTTGCTGATTGTTATTTGTCCTGCAATGTTTCAACACCCATTAAACCGATGTACAAGTTTGTCGGGTAACATTCGCAAAAGGTTTTGAAACGCCCGATTAACTTTTCGGCGGCGATAAAGTCGTATGCTTGATTTTTGCAGGCGACTTCTTTTGCAAACTTGTTGCGTGTATCACGGTTGAACACGATTTGATTTTCCAAAATATCGGCACCCGTTTGCAGGCTTTCGGCGATGCTTTCCAAATTGGTACGCATTTCGGGCGAGCCAGCCGCCAAAAATTCAACGTGTTTCTTAGTCTGCAATAACATTTCTTGTAATGCGTTTAACACTTTCTGATTTTGATAAAGTAAATCTGTTGTTTTCATTTTGATAAGTATTTAATTGTTTAACACGCTGCAAAGATACAACATTTTTCTAACATACAAGCATAAGCGCACAAATTATTTTCGTTTTAACTTTTCTTAACTCTTGGTGTTGTGTTCCACGTGAAACATTTTATTTCGTGCATCGGTGCGGCAGTGTTCCACGTGAAACAATTTCAC